TTATGATAATATTAGAGATAATACAGATTTAACCTATTCACAAAATCAAATTGATAAGAAAAATTCAGCAAGACAAAAACTTGTTGATTTAGGATTAACAGTAGATGAAATCAAGGAGGCATTTGGTATCTAATGGCATTATCAACAATACCTTTTAGTGGACTAGGTGCAGACGCATCTAAGCAAGGGATTAACTTCCGTAACCTCATCATTAATGGTGATATGTCTATTGCACAAAGGAGTACTTCCGTAACTGGCTCAACATCAAGTGGTTACTTAACAGTAGATAGATGGAATTTTGCTAGAGTGGGAGGAGCTACTTTTAGTCATTCACAAACTACAGATGTTCCAACAGGACAAGGTTTTGCTAATTCTTATAAAATAGAAAGCACAACAGGAGATGGTGCTATGGGTGCTTCGGAGTTAAATCTTCTCGCTCATTATTTTGAAGCACAAAATTTAAATAGTTTAAAATGGGGAACAGGTTCTGCTGAAAGCGTTACTTTATCTTTTTGGGTAAAGGCAACTGTAACAGGAACTTATATTGTAGAGTTTTATAATAATGATAATTCTGGCGACCAACTTTCTGCTTCTTATACAATTAACTCAGCTAACACTTGGGAAAAGAAAACTATCACTGTTGTAGGTTATACAAGTGGTGCATTTGGTAATGATAATAATACTGGTATGCAAATTAACTGGTGGTTAGGTGCGGGTTCTGATTTTCAATCTGGAAGTTTGACAGGAACTTGGAGAACATATGCAGACGGAAATAGAGCAGTCGGTCAAGTCAATACTTTTGAAAATAATAACAATACTTTTTATCTCACAGGAGTACAACTAGAAGTCGGTACATCTGCTAGTGATTTTGAGTTCTTACCTTTTGATGTGAATTTACAAAGGTGTCAGAGATATTTTGAGCAAAGTTTTGCGTATGGTACTCCTACAGGTACAGCCACTGGTACTGGAGCAACAAGAGTTCCAGGTACAACAGATGGTAGTTCAAATATGACATTTAATCAAACATTTAGAACTGTTAAAAGAGCAACGCCTACAATCACTGCATATCAAGATGGTGGTAATTCAGGACAATGGAATTATTCAAGAAATGGTGCTTCAGGACAATTATCTTCTAACAACTGGACAACTAATAACAAACAAGTAGGAATATATTTTACTTTCGGTTCTGGTTACAATTGGGGTGCTGGTTTAATTGAAGGTCATTGGGTAGCAGATGCGGAGTTATAAATGATACAAACAGTAGAAAAAACATACGATATAGATAATAACCATAATGGTTATAGAGTTACATTTATAGACGGAACTATTAGTAATGTTCCTCACGATACAGCAAACCGACACTACCAAGCAATCCAAGAATGGGTAGCGGAAGGAAACACCATTACAGATAATGGGGGTGGTGAGTAATGGCATATATCGGTAGAGGAACAGAAAACATATCCAATGTAGAAGTTTTAGATAACTTAACATTTAATGGTTCAGCAAGTTACACCTTACAGAAATCCTCCGTAAACTTTGTACCTTCTAGTGCTAATAACTTATTGATTAGTATTAGTGGTGTGGTGCAACAGGGGAACTTCTCGGTCAGTGGGAGTACGATTACCTTTGATACCACTGTATCTGGAAGTGATACTTGTGATTGGATATTACATTATGGTACAGGGTTAATTACTACTGTAGCAGACGGAGCGATTACCGAAGCGAAGTTAGGTAGTAATGCTGTTACCACTGCTAAGATAAACAATGGTGCGATTACCTCTGCTAAGTTAGATAGTGGATTAGCTTTAGGGAAGATTGGTCAAGTTATTGAAGCAACAAATAGTGGTATGACTACAAATATATCTTCAACTTCTTATACAGACACAGGATTGACAGCAAGTATAACGCCTTCATCTACATCATCAAAAGTTTTAATAACAATAAATTTCGCAACAACAATGGATGGTGGCTCAAATGGTACACTTGGCTTTGGTGCTATCTATCATAATGCAACTACCAATCTTAGAGAAAGAATTGCAGTGTATGACACAGATTTTGGTAATGTTGGTCCAGCTTGTAGCATACAAACATTACATTCACCTAATTCAACAAGCAGTCAAACATATAATCTGTATGCAAAAACTTTAAATGCTTCAAGTTTATTTAGACCAAATGGTACTGGTTCTATAATTCTAATGGAGGTACTAGCATAATGGCATTAATCAGATTAAATAATCAATCAATCAGTTCTGTTACTGCTTTGCCTAGTGGTGTTGATGTAGGTAAGATTGGTCAAGTGGTAAGTACACCATTAACAACTACAGTAGTTACAAGTTCATCTACATTAACATCAAGTGGTTTTAGTGTTTCAATCACACCCAGTTCAACATCATCAAAAGTATTTTTAAGTTTAAGCTGTAATGTTTATATTAATACAGACCCTTATGGTTATGTTGGATTTTTTAGAGGAACAACAAATTTAGGTGGTTCTAATCATGGTATGTTTACTATCAGTACACCTGATAGGTATATACCAACGACATTTCAACACTTAGATAGTCCTAGTTCTACATCTTCTTTAACTTATAATGTTTACTTTAAAAAATCTGGAAGTTTGAATATTTATCTTAATCCTACTGGTGGGGAATTAGGTAGTGGAGTTCCAGACGGAGCAACAGGAGTATTTACAGCTATGGAGGTACTAGCATAATGAAATTTAAAAGGAGAAAACAATGACAGATATAGCAACAGCAATACAATCTCTCAACAAAAAAGGTGGCAATAGCCATGAGTTTGTTGTAAGAGGTGAGCCAACCAATGAAGCAGAATACAACAGTGGTGTTGATTTTGTTTCAGGTGCAGATGCTAATGGTACTGCTATTTTTTCTGATACGAAGCCTTATACATGGTCAGAAGTCAGTGCTGAGAAAGCCTTACTCCAGACTGAGTATGACAACAATCAGTATCAAAGAGATAGAGCCAGTGCTTATCCTTCCTTACAAGACCAGTTAGATATGCAATACTGGGATAGTGTCAATGGCACTACAACTTGGAGTGATGCGATAGCACAAGTTAAGTCAGACCACCCGAAACCATAAATGAAATATTTAGCATTGGTATTATTTCTATTGGTGTCTTGCACCTTTGCAGTAGATTCCAATGCAGAAACAAATACTGTTTCTTCTACAGTCACTGGTACTACCACTGTCGATAAATCACCTAGTACGGCTAATGCTCCTAGTGTGGTAATGAATAATCAAGATGTATGTACCTCAGGTGGATCAGTAGCTTTACAGACACAAATATTTGGTTTTGCTAAAGGCTCTACTGTTAATGATATCACTTGTGAACGATTAAAATTATCTCGTGCCTTATATGGTATGGGAATGAAAGTTGCTGGTGTTTCTGTTCTATGTCAAGATCCACGAGTTTTTAATGCTATGGAAATGGCTGGAACTCCTTGCCCAGCATACGGAACTATTGGCGAAACTGCTCAAGCCTATTGGGATTCTCACCCAACAGAAAGACCTGATTATAAAAAGGAGTCCAATGTTAAAAAATATCTTGTGGGTGGTGGCATACTTCTCGCTATCTCTACTGGCTTCCTCTTATTCTAAGGCATACGAGCAACGATATTATGTTGGAGATACTGGCCCCAGTGGTGGTGTTGTTACAAGCGTTACCCTACAATCTGTCTTATCAGATAGTTCTACTGAGTTGGTAGGTGATTTTGAAGAAACTACCTACACTTATATATATACAGAAACTATTGTTGAAGATGTACAATCTACTCAACAAGTAACAACGACCACTTATGAAACTGTGGAAGAAACCACAGGCGATATTATTAATAATAATAATTTAAGTAATGGTACTGTCACTTGTACGACTCAAGGCACAGGAATTTATTACGATCCTAATGGGTGTGGTAGTCACACTATAAATTGGGATGATTCTCATATATCGACTGATGGTGGGTATCAATATCAAACAAACTTAAATGAATTTTTAACACAAGACGAAATTAATTATGGTTTTGATGTTAATGCCTCTAATAGTGTTTACGCATCAACAAACTCTGCCACTTGGTCTATAACCTTAAAAGTTGTAGATCCCAACACAGGGTATGACACACAAACAACTTATAGTTGGTTACTTAATCAAGGTACAAATAATTTTAGTTTAGGTCTTACTGTTGATGAGAACGATTATAGCACCAATACTATTTTGTATTCTACTTTCTATGGTAGTGATCCTAATGGTTATTATTGGTCTTTAGATGCTTATAATTTTAATGTGTCGATTGATTATTATTCAATTACACAAGTGATCTCAACTATTGAGCAAATTATCACTACTCAAATAGAAACTGCTCTTAATACAACAGAGTACGAATATGACTATAAGTATATTCCACCCTTAGATGATTTTATCTATGAACCTGAAATTGTTGCAGATTTTTCTATTGAGATAAATACTTTCGATGATGTTCTTACAATGGACTTTGAAATTGTAGAAATGGACACAGGCGAAATGCAAATGGAAATTACTACATTTGAAAATGACATGGAAGTCGATGTAGAAATTGTAGAATTAGAAATGGAGTCTAGTGAAGATACCCTAGAACCCACTAATGAAGAAGAACCTGACCAAGAAGTTGCTCAAGTTAAAGAAACAAAAGAAACGATTGGTGCAAAAATAATCGAACAAGTAGCCGAGCAAGGCGATCAAATAGCTTTATCGAATATCAAACTTGCTGTTATGGCTCAACTAACAGATACAAACGAATTTAATAACTACGAGTCAAAGGTAATTTTAGACAATAATGTCGATGACTATTTGCTAGTCACAATAGACGATCCTTATGGTGGTTTATTTGATTTAGCCCAAGATCGACTCATGGAAGAAATGGTAAATCAACAATATGGCAGAAATTGAATATGGTGGAATTAAAGTTAAAGGTGGTAAAATACTTATTATTATCTCTCTGCTTGGTACTTTGGGTGGTGCTTTGTGGGGAGGCTTTGAATTTTACAAAGATTATCTTGATATGAAAGAAAAGATACAGGAGTACACTGCTCCTAATCTATCTTATATTGAAGAAGAACTAGCTGTATTAAAATCAGAAATATCCTCTGTATTAGAGGAAGTTTCCCTTGTTAATGATGTAGCCCAATCTCTTAAAAATGATCTAAGAAGTGACATTAAACTAATGAAAGATGATATTAGAAACATTGATAAAATTGTTAATGATATCGAAGATAGAGTCAAAGCAAATGAAAGAGAAATATCAGATGACTTTAAACTCTTGGAGCAAGAGATATCTGATAAAATAAACAAAGCCTTAAACAATCCTTTAAATAATATGTCAGCGAGTACCAAATGAACATCGATTTTAAAACCATATTACCTTACATAGTTATTATTGCCTCTATTAGTATGAGTTGGGGTATGGGATCTCAAAGATTAGATGCCTTAGAACAAAAGGTAAATTCTATTGCTCAAATGCAACAAGACATCGCTGTCATTAAAGAAAAGATTATGTGGATTGAGTCTTATCTTATTAAAGAAAGATGAAAGTATTTCTTGTTCTATGGGTATGTATGCAATCTGCTACTTTACCCTTAGATAAAACTTGTTTTCAAACTGTTAATCAAAAAATTTACTATGACACAGTTCAAGAATGTAAAAAAGATTTTGACGAATTATCTGCAAAAATAATGTTTAACAATCCTGATTTATATTTAACTATGTTTTGTACTACAAAAAAAATAGAGATCATTTAATTTTGATATAGCTGTTGTGCTTTATTAATAATTGTAAAACAAATTATTAATCAAACATGATGTGTATGATATCAACATTAAAAAAGTTTTATGCTACTTTTAAACAAGCATTACTTGGTTACGAAACAGGATTAGAAACATATTGCAGAAACGAATACCATGATAATTGGGAGTTCGCTGTAAATTATTTTAAACGATACAAAAAGTTTCCGTATTAAATTAAACTATAATTCTTCAGGGGGATAGAAATAAGGAGATGTATGTACAATACAAAATCAATCCTTGTTCTGTCGGATTGTCACTTTCCATATCAGAAAAAGGAATATTTTAGTTGGATTAAAAAACTAAAAGACAAAGTAAAACCTACTATGGTTTTAATGATAGGTGATTTGATTGATGCTCATAGCATTAGTCAACACCTACATTCCCCTGAATTAAAAAATATCAAATATGAGTTAGAGGAAGCCCGCTCTTGTATTAAAAAGCTAAGAAAAATATTTGATTGCCCGATGCCTATTATATGGGGTAATCACGATATCAGAATACAAAAGCTAGCGGAAAAATCCTCTATTCCTAACTCTTTTATTAAAGACATAAATGAAATATTAGGAATAGACCCTACTTGGAAATGGACTTGGCATAACAAACTCATTGTCAATTTACCTAATAAGACAAAGGTTTTCTTTACTCACCACTTTAAATCTAATGTATTGGCCAGTGCTAAAGAATTAGGTTTATCTCTAGTCGTTGGTCATCAACATACAAAGGCCAGCATTGAACTATTCTCTCACCCCTTATCTTTAAACTTTGCTATGTGCGTTGGTTCTAGTATTGAACCTAATCATGAAGCCTTCAAATATGGAAAAAATTTCATCAAAAGGCCAATTATTTCTTGTGGCAGTATCGTTAATTCTGTTCCTCAACTGCACCCAATGTTTTTAGACAGTAATGGAAAATGGACGGGGCAGGTATGAGCGATAAAATTAATCCTGACTATTACAAGAATAAACCAATAGAAACTATTGAGGCTATTCGTTCCCAACTTTCTGTCTCTGAGTTTAGAGGTTATTTAAAAGGGCAAATTTGCAAATACCTTTTTCGTTACCAAGAAAAAAACGGCATTGAAGATTTAAACAAAATGCTTTGGTACGCCAACTATTTAAAACTATTTGAAGAGCAATTAATCAATGTATGAAGAAATAAAACAACAAATCATAAAACACGAAGGAAAAATTAACAAAGTTTATAAAGATCACTTAGGCAACGCCACATTTGGTGTTGGTCACTTAGTGTTACCGACAGACGATCTACAGGAAGGAGTAGAGTACCATGATACAAAAATTATGGAGTTCTTTGAAAGAGACTTCGATCAAGCTCTTAATGATGCGAGGGTTTTCATTAAAGAAGAAAATGTTAGTCCTATTGCTTTTAGCTGTATTGTTAATATGGCTTTTCAACTGGGCCTAACAAGATTATCGAAGTTTAAGAAATTTCAATATCATTTAAACAAATGTGACTACACCTCTGCCAGCGATGAAATGCTCGATAGTGTTTGGGCAAAACAAACACCTCACAGGGCTGAAGAACTGGCAGAGATTATGAGGAGTATATAAACATGTTAAGTAATTTACTCAGTGGCGGGTTAGTGGGAAGTGTAGGAAAAATTATTGATGAACTGCATACTTCCGATGAAGAAAAAGGTCAAATAAAGATCAAACTTCAAGAATTAGAGAATGAATTAAATCAAAAGCAAATGGAAATCAATCTTGCTGATGCGAAATCAACAGCAACAGGAATTGGTGGAATTATGCAGAGATCGTGGAGGCCCCTTATAGGTATGAGTTGTGCTTTAGCGATAGCTTGGGAGTATGTAATTAAACAATTTCTGATGTTTGTATTAGCTACATTTAGTATTCAAACAGCACCTTTACCCGAATTAGATATGGCAACCTTATTTCCATTGGTGACAGCACTTTTAGGAATGGCTGGTCTTCGCAGTTTTGAAAAAAGCAAAGGAATTTCTAAATGAGTACAGTTAAAGAATTAGAGTCTTTATTAAGAAAAGCAAAAAAAGAACTAAGAGAAGTTAAAACTCATAACGGCTTCTTATTAGAAAGACTAGAACTTTCCCATGAAAGACTACATGAAGAAAGAAAGAAGAGATTAGAAATGACTCTTGATGATGTAGTTAAAATGCATAAGGAAAGAGCCTTGTATGAAGAAAAAATAAAAAAAGATAAAGAAGTTATTGAAACTTTAGAAAAACAAAAAGGGATAGTCTTAAATGGCAACCTATAAAGGTAAAAGTGTTCCTCTTAATAAGCCTATGAGGGGCGATGTTAAGAAGTTTAAGGTTTTTGTTAAAGACGGCGAAAAGATTAAGAAAATTAATTTTGGCGATCCTAATATGACAATTAAAAAAAACCAACCCGCTAGGAAGAAAAGTTATTGTGCTAGAAGCGGTGGCATTAAAGGAACTAATAACAAACTATCTGCGAACTATTGGTCTCGTAAGATGTGGAATTGTTAATGGCAAAAAAACAAACTGATACAAAGCCTATTATGCCAGTGGTTAAAAAGACAACCATAGGTGATGGCCGAATAAGTTTTTCGACTATGAATAAAGATAAGCGAAGAAGCTATAAACCATACAACAGACAAGGAAGGTAAAATGCCAAACTATAAAGGAAAAAAATATCCTTACACAGCTAAAGGATTAAAAAAACTAAACGAAGATAAGAAAAAAGATCAAAAGAAAAAGAAAAAATAATGTCTTTATACGAAAACATAAATAAAAGAAAAAAAGCAGGCACTAGTAGGTCTAAAAAAAACTCTACTATTTCAAAAGAAGCCTACGACAACATGAAATCAGGGTTTAAAAACAAAAAAAAGAAGAAAAAAAAGTAATGAAACTCCCTAAGTTTGTCACAATAGGGCATTTTAAAGTAGAATTAATACCTATTAGTCATGACATATCTTATGAAGTTTGTGAAATGCAGGGCTGTTTCATAAGCAAACCGCCCTACAAAATCTATCTTGATGAAGACATTATCAGTCTTAATAACGAAGACAGTAAAAACTTGTTAATTCACGAACTTTGCCATGTTATTTACTACATTTATCACCTTAAAGATAAAGACGAAGAGTCAGTAGTTAATGGTATGTCTAATGGTATAACGGAATTGTTATATAAATCAGAGTTAAAAGACTGGTTTAAGAAAATAGATAATTAATCATTATTCCAACTTAGTGATATTATATTGTTATCACTATCTAACTCTATTCCTTCTTTCCCTCTTAAATCAGAAATAGAAATATCTTTTATTGCATTTCTCAGGTAATAACTTTCATATAAATATTCTTCCGTTCTTTTTTGTTTTCCCGCTATCCATTCTATTTGCTCATCACTAAAATAAGACAATAAATCTTTGTGAAAACCTTGATATTTTATCTTATTAATGATGTCCGCAGTTCCCGATATCTTATATTTATTATTAGACTCAATCATTGTGTGTTTTTGCAAAACAACATAGTCATATATCTGGATATTTCTGAATTTCATCTTTGATTTAGAAACAAGGCAGTATTCATCAATAATCTTTTGATGATCCTCTAAATTAATTTTTCTTAAATCTTTTAAAGACATACAGTCTGATAGGTTTTTACCTTCTTCTTCCCATATTTTACTTTTCAATTTATTAATCATAGATCAAAAATTAGCTTCTTACTGACTTCTAAATTAGAGTGCATATATCTTTGTGCTGAATATCTACTTTTCCACCCAACAGTTTCCATTAACTGTTTTTCATTTGCCCCATTATTAGAACAATTAGTAGCGAAGGTATGTCTAAGAGCATGTCTTTTCTTTTTATCAGGGTTCTTAACATTGGCCAATTTATTCATCTTTAACCATCTTTTCCCCAATCCTCTTTCACTGTTTTTTGAATCAGATAAGTAACGCCATTCAAACAATCTTCCTTCAAACTCTTCTTTATTATTAATTCCTCTTAACCATTCATATAATTTTGGGTGCATGGGAATTACTCTCTGTATAAAAGTTTTACTAACATAAGTATTAAATAATTGATTTTCCAAATCTATCTGAGGTAATCCTTTTGAATTAGTTTTATTCCAATTTAAACTTAATGCCTCTTTTAATCTCATTCCTGTATAATATAAAACCATAAATAAGGTTTTTATTTGTTGGTCATCATATTGCATGCATCTTTCAGCTTCTTCTTTTGTATAAACATATTCTGTTTTTTCCGCTTCAGATATTTGAGGTAATAAAACAACAGGCGTTTTATAACAATACTTCTTTAATGCACCATAATTTAATAGTTTTCTTAATGGTGATATCACAGATGAATTAATTGTATTGTATTTGGAAGACAGATTCATTTTTTCTTCTAAAGGTAAATCGTTCATATTCACGCCCTTATACTTTTCATATACCGATCCTACTTCACTATCGACAGGATATCGGGCAGGAACTAAATAGTTATCAATCCATTTTTGATCTATTTCTGATAATAATATGTTCCCAAAAAATTTTGCATTTTTCTCAAAATAAACTTTTCTTTTTACAGTAGGTGTTTCCCTACGATCATTCATAAGTTCTTCATGAACATCTATTGCTTTTTTATCAAATCCTTTTGTTCCTTCTCTTAAAGAATTGATATAGTTTTTTAATACTGTTTCGGCTATTTGCTTGTTATTGGTATTGGTAGATTTATAACGAATATAATACTTCTTAGTACCAACATACTCAGTCCCAGTTATTTGCCAATATGGTGATCTTTTGTTGTTTTTTGTAAGTTTGAACATAATAACTCCCTAATTCTATAAATGTCATTCTCAGTAAAGCATCTCTGCTTCCCCTTCATGAAACGAGTTAAACAATGTTCGTTTGGATATATAGATTGTAGTTGATTTAAACGATAATTGAAAGCCCTTTTGTTCTTAAATCTAAACAAAGGAAAGACTTCTTCCATAGTTTTCAATGGTTTTATACCTTCCATTATATTAATTCTCCCTGTTTTGTATCTGATTTTTGCCAATAAAAATTACATAATTTATATGGCTCTTTTTCATTTAGTCTTGGATTAGGATTAAAAGACTTACTGGTTCTAGTTTTCAATCCTTCTCTAAGCTGATCTACTGATAAGATCATTTGTTCATTGTTCTTTACTAAGGTTAAGATCGCACCACCTTTGAGTATGGCTTTCTCTACCTCATAATCTTTAACAGAGGCGTAGTTATTCCATAAACGATCAATTTTTCTTTTGTAGTAGGTCATGTTGTTATTGAACCTAACCTTGTTTCTGCTCTCGCAGTGGCATTAGCATCAAGAATCATTTCTTTCCTTGCTAAAACTTTTTCTAAATAAGCCCTTTTTTGATCCATAATCTTTTGCTCATCTTCTAGGGCTTTTTGATATGCTATAACATCAGCGTTAGTTCTTGCTCTTGCTTCTCTATCAGCAATAGATAATTTTTGTTCGTTAAACTTTGTATTTATAAAAGCCTTATCGTATTCGGATTTATAAACTCTTTCCGCATAATCTCTTTTTCTTCTAGCCTCATAATATTGAACATGGGCCTGATAGATTTCTTCTGCAAACTCGTTTAAATCAAAACTTTCCATCTATTTCAACCTTCCTAATTACTTGTTTCAATACTGCAATTTTAACCTTTGCGTTATAAGTAGGATCGTGTTCCGCTTTTGTGTGATGACCCCTACAAAGAGGGGCCAAGTTTTCTACATAATCTAAGTAGTCTGAACCGCCCATACCTCTTGGTTTAATATGATGCAGGTCAGTAGCTTGGCCACCACACATTACGCAATCACACTCACTCGTATCTTTTAAATTGTAAAACCTTAGATAGATTTTTGTGTGATTTTTCATACTTTTCTCGTTCTTTTTGATGCTCTAGTTTTGGATATGGTAATGGCCATTCAGACCAACCATGATTTTTTTTTAACTTTTCAACAATATGTGACATGTTAATCATGTTTATTTTATCCTCTCTTTGATCTCGTGAACTATTGACCCTATTGCCCAACAAAAAACTAAATTAACTACTGCTAGGACAATAATTATTGTTAGTAATGTTGTTGTCATTAAAAGGGCGGATCTTCCTGTAGTGGCTCTTGCCTTTTAATTTCAGTATCACTGGGTTTCCATGTGTTTCTTTCAGCATAGAAATTACCACTTTTACTTTCTTTAACATCTATGTTGAGCCATTCATCATCACTTGTTAAGTTTTCTTTGGCCCATTCCCTAAATTCAGAAAGTTTGATGTTGATTTTACACTTAACAAAATCAACCTCTGCTTTTTTGGCATAAAAACCACCTACAAACTCTTTGTCTTCCATTATTTTTTCCTCTCATCTTTATTAAAGTTTGTGTCATGAGAATCCAAATCCCCTTCACCTGTCGGTATTAGAAAGATTTGACGCATGAACTGTTTTAAAGCGTATGATTGACTTGCTCCTAGTGATTGACCACCAGTCATCTGTACAATCATATTCTTTTGTTGCGGGAAACTCCAAGTGTCCCCGTCTTTATGAACTAAAATAAATTCGTAAAGTATGTGAATCCACTTTTTATTAGTGCCGTCCACAAGTTTACTATCCTTCTCGTTCATAAAAATTATTAATCCATGTTTAGAACATAATGGATTTACTAAATTCAAGAATGAATCAATATCTGCATATTTATATCCTTGAAATTGATTATCTTCGTCCTTGTTAAGTATTTTTACATCTGACATAATTGCGTTAATTGATGTAGAAATGCTTTTTGGACAATTTTCTATCTCATTCATTTCCTTGACCTCTTTCTCATTAATGAATTGACATTTTTCTCTAAGTCAAAAGCCTCTCTGATTACCTTGAAGTATTCAAACGCTTTACTTAAGTCTTCTTGCGAAAATTCCCTAATTTCAAAATCTTCGCTTTCGTCTTTACCAAATCTAGCTACAATAAATTTGGAAATTTCTTTTCCCTCATTTTCTTTAATCATTTGTGCATAGGCTGACCCTTGCACTAGGTAGTCGGGGTATATTGATTTAGAGGTTTTAAAATCTATAAGTATATCGTCATTAACTAATAGATCAGCAGTCCCGCCATATTGATATTGTTCACTGACAAATGATTTTTCTGACCAATTAACCTTAAAATCACAATCTTCCCACCAACTAATAAACTTATTGAAACAATTTTTAACAATTTCATCTTCAGGAATAGTGTAAAAATGATCTCTAATATGTAATTCTGCTAATTCATGAACAGAAGTACCAATTTCAGATGCTTTATTTAGTTCATCTTGGTATCTTTTGCCTTCTAATCCAAGCTGATTACTCCAAATAAGCAGTCCTGTTGAGTTTTTGAACCTTCCTATAACTGTTGTTACAGAGGGAACTTTCTTATCATTTATTTTATAAACCTGATGTGCCATAAGTTAAAAATGGCGAATACTCAAACTATAGTTCAATAGGGGGAATACACTAAATTTACTATCAAAAAACGAATATTCGCCATGTCAAGAAATATATAACAATAAAATGATAAAATCAACTAAAACTTCAAAAAATGAAGTTTTAATGCAAATTAGAAATCAATTAATTGTACGCTTTTATTTGGGTTATGAATTAAATTATGAGATGAAATTATGGGATAAATACCAATATAATTCTTAACTTTTCTTCTTTTGCCATTAAGCATAATTAATTCACAATAAGTATTTTCTGAATCATTTTCTTCAATAGATGTAACAAAACCAATTAATCCCTCTAAATAAGGTTTGTCGTATCTAACAAAAGAATAAGAACCAACTAATTCATTAAATTTTTGGGGTTTACAATTAGTGCTATATCTCAATGCATGTTTTGTTACATTGTCAAAAAGTATTTTAGTTCCTTTTTCTTTAGTATATTCATTGTGAAATACGACTTTTTGAGCATCTTCATCGCCCCTAGACTCAACATGACCATCAAATCTATTAACATAGCCAACAACAACATAAGCTGGAATTTCATCATCAACCAGCTTACCTTTAGGGACTTTTAATTTTTCTGAATATATTTCAATATGATTAAAATTTAAAGGCTGTTTTTTGTGAAAATGCCTACTAACAGTAGCTTGATCTAATCCTGTTAGTTCAGAAATTTCTTTAATAGAATCTAATCCAAGTTTTTGAAGTACATTTAAGAAGGCTTGGTTCATATTTTGATTATAATTTATATTTATTATTTTATCATAGCTATCTAAATTTAACATTATTTTTACACCTCGTTCAATTCATAACAAAATCAAACAAATACAAGCAAATTAATTACATTTGAAAATATAGAATAATAATATAATTTCAACAATTATTTGATAAAAATGTCGTTATCATTGAATTTAGAAATAAAACTATTATTAATTATATTAGACGAATATTCTCATTATAAGAATATTATCGAGGAAACTAAAAATTGTTGGAAAAACTATGAAAATGAACTTTGGGACAACCTGCTAATAGAATATGGATTTGAAGATAAAATGCCCTCACTGTCAGAAATACTTAAAATCGACAGTAAGGTTAAAAAATATCGAAATAAAAATACTAAAATTTATAAAAATCTTCATTCAAGAGAACGGCTTATCGCCCAAATATACAGAGATACTCGATCACTTAGGGCAGAAAAGCATGAAGAACTTAAAAAGATATTTAACAAACCTAATAGAGTTAGGGTATCTCTCTTACATTCCCGCATCAAGAAGATCTCTGAAAGTAGAAAAATTGCATGATGAATGATGACAAAACAAAAATGGTGGGTATGTATGTTTTTGTTGCTGATTGGATTAGCGGAACTAGACAGCTTACTCTTCAACAACGAGGTATTTATTGGGACTTATTAGCATTTTCTCAAACTTTTAATGGTAGGGGACTGCCTAACAACATTGATGATTTATGTAGATTAATATTACCCTACGAACCAAACCAAGACAAAGCTGAAGAACTAAGAGCAGATTTAATTTTTATTATTAACAACAAATTCTCACTAATAGAAAATAGATTTTATAATGAAAGACAGCATAAAGAGTTTATTAAGAGCAAAGAATTATCAGAAAGCAGAAGTAGAGCTAGAAAGAGTAAAACATTTGATACTGTTTTGTTAGAACAAAACGATAACAACCTATATAAATATAAATATAAAGATAATAATATTATTAATAATAATATAATAGAAATCTTTAATGATAATGTTTGGGCAAAACTAAAATATCGTAAGGGTTCAAAGCAAAAAGCATACGAAAAATATATTAAGATTAAAGATTCAGTAGATGATGAAACTTTAGTACATAAATATAATTTATTATGTGAAGAAACTAGCGACCCGACATTCTGTCCGCATTTCGTTACTTGGTTAAATCAATCTAGGTGGTTAGACGAAGAAGTTTTTAGCCCTGATAAATTCAAAGGAAGACATAAAATTAATGGTTTCTACCAAGAAACTAGAAACGGAATACATTATTTCACTAGCAAGGAAGCATGGGGCGTTGTCGATTACTTTTTTGATAACACAGGAAAGATTGTAGATAAGGAACTATTTTATGGCGAAGAAAAAAAGGAAACAGCGTAACAAAAACAAAACCCCTCAATCTACTGAAACAAGGGACTTAGGCGGACAACCTATTATAGAGGAAAATGGTAGGTTTTTTAGATTACCCGATTTACAAGAGGTAATTTTAGGCACTAGACATCTATTTAAAAGGTTTAATTCAGTCCATGAAAACTATTTTCATAGAAAAATGCTTAGTAGAGATGAAAAAAAGAACGCTTTAAGATACCTAGCAGGCCAAAAACTTAACTTTTTAGCTGAAGCTACAGGTAAAAACAAGTCTTGCACTATGAATTTTGAAAATTTAGCGGGTATTCCTAGAAGTTCTTCAGGTTTTGGCATATTTGATCTTAACAAAGTAGATAGAGAAACAGAATTAATGCGTTGTCTAAGATATTGTAAGGAATATGCCTCTCTTTTATGGGATTGTTTAGTTAATGATATCCCCGCCACTTCCAAAAGAATGGATAAATATAGGGCGGGGCTTGATAAGTTAATTGAATATTGGGGTATGGAGTAATCAATATTCAGTTTTTAAGTTAAAAGTAACTTGTAAATTGTCTGCATCTTCGTTGGATTCTGCAAAAAATTTTAAAGACATAAACAAATCTTCTAAACCATAAACACAAGTTTTATTTAAGACTGTTTTATTTTCTATTTTAGGCTTTTTATAATCAACCCACTTATTCTTTTTTTGATTAAATTCACCTTTTTTGATGTCTGTTCTTGTTATAGTTATGTCGTGATAAGTTATCATTATTTACCTCTTTCTATGCAACAATATAAATATTGTCTATCGTGTTATTATCCAAAACATGAATTTCAATCATGCAGTCTTTAACAAGCAAAAATTCATCTTTGGCTAATTTTTTATTAATGTTAGACCTATAAGAAAATATCTTTTTAACTTCGGGCTTATCCCCGTAATCTCTAGGTAATAATTTTATAGATCTGTTTAAAACCTCGACTTGATTATAACTTTTTGGTGAATATCTGAGTTTATCAACCCAATAATGACACTTTGATATAAGTTCATTGTGCCACGATTCAATGCTAAAATGATTTATTGGTATGTGACTTGCCATTTATTCCTCGCTTTCTTCTATAGCTTGTTTTACATCAGCAACAAACATATCTATTGAATAAGTATTATTACCTGTTGCTATGCTTTCAATAAGCCCGTTTAATTGTCTAAGGGCTTCTTCTTCATTTGTCAGATATCTTATAAAACCCTCTTCGCCCTCAAGTATTTTTGTATTATATAAAAATCTTTCGGTGTATTTATTAATCATTTATTCCTCGCTTTCTTTTTTAATGTGTTTTAAATCGTCATACATAGAACAGTAGTAATAAAAATCTTTCATAAGTTTTTTATCACTAGCGTTCCAATAAAAGTCATAATCATCTTCTTTGAGATTATCTAAATATTCTTTCATAGCTTCCTCATAACTAATCATTATTATTTACCTCTATTTTTATTTGTTCGCATTGATTACAATAACAATCATTAAAATGATCGTAAGATAAAAAAATTGTTTCTTGTCTATCTTGATTATCACAATGTTTACAAATTATATGCTCGTCTTGATGATCGTATGAAATAAACCGATTATCACATTTAAGACACTCAACAATTTCATAATCTTTCATTGTTGGCCTTCCTCTTTTACTGAAAAATGAACTTCAAATACGCCTTTATTGTGTTTTCCTTCATAAGCTACTATTTGATTTCTGTTTATAAAATCTTTAACTAATTGCTCCACAAAATTACGACTAAATACTTCATAATGATTAGGACTGTTTTTGATTTGTTTATTCATCTTTAAACCTCAATCTCTTTGTGTGTGAATTGATAACCAAGACTTTTAAGGGTACTGATAGCAAACTTGCTAAAAGTTTTTTGTCCTGTAAGTTGGCAAAGTTTTAAAGCCTTTTCGCATATAGGATAAACTAATTCATTCCCATATACATTTTTAACCTGAACTATTAAATTCATTTATTACCTCTTATCTTTCTGAATGTGTAAAAAAATTTAGGGTCAAGAAACATATTAAATTTTTGGTGTTTCTCTCTTGTGTTTATTGCTTTCAATATTCTTTTGTTAAAGTCTATTGATTGTTTATCGTCTGCTATTACATATCTAAACATGCTATATTTACCCTTCATTCTTATTAGTGAAATAATCAACAGGAAGAATTTTTGAAATTCTCTTTCTTTCTCTGCCTATTTGATTTTTTTCTTTTAATAATTGTTTCTTGGTTTTTCCTATATGCGATTTTTGTATATAGTTGGTTCTTGCTAGAAGTGTTTTTTCTTCATTGGTGAACATGTTACCGCCTATTAATGATTCTAATTAATTCCCTAATACATAAATAAAAGGTGATGAACAAAAGGGCATGATCGAATAAATCAAGGCCGTTTAAACCATGTAAATAATTATGCATGGTAGCCCTCTTCTAAATGTTCGTTATATTGCTCGATTGATAAATAATCAACGGGACTGCGTGGGCTTTCACCTTCTAGGAAGTAAGAGCAAACATCATAACAAACTGAATCAATCGGAACCTCAACGCTTGCCCCGTCAAACCAATCCAAATACCAATATTCAATATTATTTATTGATAAATACGGGCTTGTTATTTCGCTATCTACATAAATGCGAAACTCATCAGCAGGCCCGCCATAAGATAGCTGTAATCGATAGTAAGGTCTTGTCTGATCGTTGAATGTGTCACGCTCTACAAAGTCCCAAGATAACGCATTTTGATTTACATAATCAAAAAGACTTTCGAAGGGTGCGAACTCTTCATTAATAGGCCTTTTATATTCTTCTGTGTCAAAATATTCTTGGGCTTCTTTCCAGTCCTTCTCGGTTCTGTCAAACATATCCTGAACTAATTCAGAACATCTTTTTTCTTGTGTCATTGTTTTTTACTCCATAAGAGAAGAAACCAAACAGAAAAAAAATGTTCCAAAATTGTTCTAAAGTTTTTCGATCTATTTTGAAAATCTTTGTTCTGAATGGTTTCTTGTTTATCCAAAACGAACTAATTTGCTTAATTTTGTTCATTATGGTTAAAACTTAAACAATTACCAAGAATCTGTCAAGTTTTTTTTTTCATTGAAAAATAAGGTTATTTGATCGTTTTTTTTTGTACTGTTCTAAAATTGTTCCCATTAGTTCCCATTTAGATTTTAATTTAGTTAATATATAAATTTTAATAGAGTCGATAATTCCCTCTAAATTTCAACAAATTTCAAACCATGAAAGCCGAATTAAAATTATGGCTTAATGTTCTTACACGCAACATATTAGACAGTACAGGACTAACAAGCCCGAATCCAGACCAAGAAGATAAAAGACTAATTAAAGAGGCTAAACTGTGGTTAAAATCACCAAGTTTTTACTATATTTGCGGGCTGTGTGAACTAGAGGCCGATTATATTTTAAAATTACATGACAAAATCAAAGAAGAAGACAAAAGCCAATCTGAAAGAATCTTTTCAGTTTTCTACAACAGACTGGCAAGGCTCAAAGGAATTGAAGACGACTATATATTTAATTGATGAAGAGGGCCAAGCGGTAGTCATGTTACGATTTGATAACTTTGACAACAACAGCCAAGCCAAATCATTTATTGACGCTTTTAAACACTCTAAACAATTCGAGGAAGAAATTATAAACGATACTTTACACTAAAAAAACAATGGGACAGCCAACAAAATATAACAAGGAAATAGTAGAATCTATTTTAGAAAGATTAGCCACAGGTCAATCAATTAGAACTGCTGTTATAGATGAGGGTATTACTTGGCCTACATGGAGAACATGGCTCCGAAATAAAGCAGATCTTCGTGAGAAGTACGACCAAGCGAAAGAAGACGGAATAGAATATACACTTGGCGAGATAGAACACATAGCACAAGACACAGTACAAAGAGCCAAGACAAAGAAGGCAGATATTATTGAAGTAAAGGCAGTTGAAACACTCATTAAAAATAAACAGTGGTTAGCATCAAAACTACATGCTAAGAAATATGGAAGTCATCAACAAATGACTATAGGAAACATTGAGAACCAATCATTCAAAATTGATTGGGATAAATGATTAAATTT